TCAGTTCGTAAGGCGGGGGCGGAACGCGATCACGTTATAGTCCCGTGCAGCAGTGGCCTGCTCCACGTCTGCTCCACGCGACGGCTCCGGGAGGGCAGCCAGGACCGCGCGGGCCGGCGTCTCCGCGAGGTGCGCGTACCGGCGGGTGGTCAACGGTGACACGTGCCCGAGGAGGCGGCCGATCTCCTCGAGCGGGACGCCGGCCTGCACCAGCGCGGAGGCGTAGGTGTGCCGGAGGTCGTGGATCCGCAGCGGTCCCAGCTCGGCGCTACGGAGCGCCGGCAGCCAGGTGCGGGTGCGCCAGTTGTGGTAGTCGACAGGGGTTCCGCCGCTGAGGAGCACGTGCCCGCTTTTCCTCCCGGCGAGGTGCGGCGCCAGTGCGGCCGCGGTCCATGCGGGGAGGGGCACGTCGCGGATCTTCCGCCCCTTCGGGTACGGCTTCAGGGTGGAGTGGGCGTCGTCCCAGACCTCGGCGACGCGGAGGATCCCACGGTCGACGTCGACGCGCTTGATCTGCAGCCCGACCGCCTCACCCCAGCGGAGGCCGGTGCCAAGCAGCAGGGACACGAGGGCGCGGTCGAGGCCATCGAGTTGGTCGAGGAGCGCAGCCTGCTCCGCGCTCGTCAGGAACCGCTCGTGCGACTGCTGGCCGCCCTGCAGGCGGAGGCGGAGTGCGGGATTCGCGGGGATGATCTCGGCGTCCACGGCGGCGCTGAGGGACGCGGACAGCAGGTGTACGCACCGTTGCACAGACGCGGGGGATAGGCCGCTGTCGGCGAGCTCGGAGGCCCATGCGCGCACGTCCTGCCGGGTGATGTCCACGAGGGGCACCTGGTCCCACTTCGGTGCGAGACGGGCGCGACGGCGGGATGCGTCCTGCCGGAGCGTGGATGCCTCGACGGTGCGGGTGGGCCACCAGGTGTCGCACCAGTCGCCCCAGGTGCGCTGTGCCGCACGCGGGTCACGCCACCCGAGGGAAGCGGCGTCGGCTTCGGCGGCGGCGGCAGCGTTCATGGCAGCCCGCTTGTGGTCGAACGTCCCCGCGGACCGGATCTTGCCGGACGGCAGCCGGTAGGAGCCGCGGTGCCTCCCGGAGGGCAGCTTCTCGGTCCAGGCCATGTGCGCCTCCTAGGCGATGTGGTGGTCCCGCATGTACGTCTCGAGGATGTGCGGGGTGACGTCGAGCTCGACGCACCAGGCGCCCGGGTCGGGTGACTGCTGCGCGGCACGAGCGAGGTCGTGGGGGCGGATGAGGTGTCGGGCGGCGAACCGGTCGGCCTGCCGCTCCGTGCGGGGCGTGGACTCGCGGTGTCCGAGGCACACGTGCCCGAGCTCGTGGGCGAGGACGGACCGTTCGAGGAGCCGGCGCATCCGTGGCTGCAGGATGATCGTTCGGCGGTCGGGGAGCCAGAGCCCGTTCGCGGTCCGGAGCGTGCCGTAGACGACCTCGATGTTGAGGCGCTCGGCGTGCTCGTACGGGTCGTATCCCCCCGGGTACGTCATGTGGTCTCTGGATCCAGCCTCTCCGCGCTGTCGTCGGTGTGCGCGGCCTTCGCCTCGTCCGCGTGGACGTCAGCCTCATCGAGACGGCCGACATTTCGACGGCCGCGGAATCGGGCGGACTCGTCGATGACGTCCTGGGTGACGGGCTCGGTGAGGGTCGCGGTGGCGGTGCCGGCCTCGACGCGACGCATCATCTCCGCGAGGAGCTCGCGCTCGGAGGCGTTGCGGAGCCCGCGGGACCGGCCGATGACCTCGGCTTCGGTGTCGGTGATGTACCCGGCGGCGACGAACGCGTCGAGCATCGGGATCGAGTAGACGCGGCAGAGCTGGACGACGGTGCTGATGGGCATGTTGCCCTTCAGCTGGCGGCTCCACGTCGTCTGCTGCATGCCCAGCTTGCGGGCCACCTCGTTGGCGCTGTCGCCGAGGAGGTATGCGCGCAGGAAGCTCTCGAATGTCTCAGTCACAGGTTGAGCATGATGCATCTTTGCATCACCCGTCAAGCGTTCACCCCCGGAATCTAGGGCAATAGTTCTGCAAGTCCTCCACAAGGGGGACGCAAGGGGTTGCACTTCTGCATCAAGGTGATGCAAGGTTGCACCACTTCAACCCGAAGATGCAGAAGGAGGAACGATGACGAGCAAGCTCCGAATCAAGCCCGGCCTCCTCAAGCGCCTCCGCGAAGTCCGTGATCTACCCAGCGAGGAAGTGCAGGCCCGACTCATCGGAGTCGACCGCACCACCCTCCGCCGCATCGACGCAGGAGCGGCCCCGTCCGCAGCCTTCATGGCTTCCCTGTGCGGTGCGTTCGGTCTCGGACTCGGTGAGGCGTTCGAGGTCGTCGAGGACGAACCACTCGCCCCCCGCCCGACACGTCAACGCGAGGCGGTGGCGGCATGACTCTCCACACGGTGGCAGAGGCATCCGACATCGCACGCTGCCATCCCGTCACCATGCGCCGCGCCCTGGAGGCCGGGGAGCTGCACGGCTCCCAGCGCAAGGCCGGCGGCCGGTGGTCCATCCAGCAGGAGTGCCTGCAGGCGTGGATCGAGGGCGGGAAGTGCGCCCACAAGTCGAACGTGATCCCGCTCCGCCGGAGCGCGTGACCCCAGCTGTGCCCCGTCCGGTCTTCACCCGAAGCTGACCGGCCGGGTCTTGAACGAAAGAGGCTCCCCGCCATGTTCATCACCAACCTGTTCACCCGCACCCCCGTCCGGGAGGTGTCCACCGTCCCGTCGGTGAAGCAGGCGCAGCACGCGCTCTGGTTCCACGGCGACCCGCTCGGCGTCGAGCCGGACGACCGCACGAAGGAGCGGTGGGGCGCGTACACGGCCCTCCCGTCGGCCGCGCGACTGCTGATCGCGGACCGTCACCCGGGGTTCGCGGAGGCGTACGAGATGTCGTTCGACTGGTCCCGGTTCGACGAGCTCCGCACGATCGTGAAGCGGGCGCAGCTCGTGGTCGATGGTGTCGACTCGGACGGTTACGTGCGGGCGGTGTACCGGTGAGCAGGCTCGTCCTGGCCCTCGCGGCCCTCGGCGCTCTCTCGTCCGTGCCCCTCGCCGTGTTCAACGGCTTCCACCTCCTCAGCGTGATCGTGATGATCTTCTCCGCGTGGGCGGTCGCCGCACACGATGCCCCGGTGTACCCGGCGTTCTACTCGCACATCGACCGTCTCGACGGTCTGCCCCATGAGTGACCTGCTGGTCGCGTTCACCATCCCCGGTGAGCCGCTACCGAAGGGCCGCCCGAGGACGGGCAAGGGGCGGGTGTTCACCCCTGCGAAGACGCGGGAGTACGAAGCCCACGTCCGCAACACGTTCCAGTCCCTCCACCCCGGGTTCGTCCCGACCGAGCACAAGTACCTCCTCGTGGAGGCCGAGTTCCACCGCACGACCCGCCGCCCCGCCGACGTCGACAACCTCCTGAAGGCAGTCACGGACGCGTTGAACGGCATCGCCTACCGCGACGACGAGCAGATCAGCCGCTTCACCGTCGCCCGCACCTACGGGGCCCGCGAGAACGCGCGCACCGAGGTCCGCATCCACACCCTCTAGGACCACCCGAGTCCTGCCGTCACCCGTCACCCGACGGTGGCGCTGCTTTGCCATACCCGAAAGGCCCCCATGAACGACACACTGACCGACCTCGAGGACGTCCTGTCCCGAGCCGGCGCCTCCGATGTTCACCGATCCGCGTGGTTGTTGGAGCGAGCGCAGGGCGTCACCGCCACCGAGATCCGCGACCTGTACCTCAAGGGCAAGTCCTACATCCCGACCCTCATCGCTAAGAAGCTCGGCGGCCCCGAGCCCGAGCTCAACAACCGGTACGTCAACCGGGGCCGGGAGCGCGAACCGTTCCTCGTCGCACAGATCACCGAGCAGCACCCCGACATGGCCCACGAGTCCCGCGTGTTCCACGCCGCCGCCAACAGCCGGCACCTGGGATCCCCGGACGCCCTCGGGTATGTGGGCGGGGTCCTCGCCGTGGGTGAGGTGAAGACGGGGAAGGACGACATCCGTGGCGGGATGCCGGACTACTACCGGAAGGGGTACCACCTGCAGCAGCAGTGGTGCATGCACGTCACCGGTGCCCGCATGAGCGTGTACGTGGGGGAGCGGCAGGACTGGTCGCAGGGTGACCCGCAGCCGGTGGACCTGTTCAACGACCTGTACGTGGAGCACTACGACCCGGCCCTGGTGGCGCAGCTGGTGTCCATCGCGGACGAGTTCCTGGCCGCGTTCGATGATGCGGCGGCTGGTGGGGTGGCGGAGTTCGACGAGGTGCTGGACACGCACGCCGTCAACTACCTCCGCGGCCTCGACCTCGAGAAGCAGGGCGCCGCGCTCAAGAAGGAAGCGTTCGCGGCCGTGAAGAAGGCGCTGGCGGACGAGACCACGTTCTCGCAGGCATCGCCGCTGGCCCGCATCACGTGGACCCGCGCCGGGCAGAAGACCGAGCAGCGCCCCGTCGAGACCGTCGACCTGGACGCAGCGAAGGCGGCGCACCCGGACGAGTACGCGTACCTCCAGGCGAAGCGTGCCGAGTTCGAGGCCATCGAGCTCGGACTCGACGAGGCACAGGAGGCGTGGAACGCCGTCCTCGCGGAGCACACCACCGAGACCCGCAAGACCGTGCAGGTGACCGTGCGGGAGAACCTCACGATCACCGCCCCCAAGACCATGAAGGAGACGAAGAAGTGACCGACTTCGAACGCAAGACGCAGACGTTCCAGGACCGTACGACGGCGCTCCACGCAGAGCTCACGGCGACGCGCAAGCACCTGGCCCGCGCCAACGAGAAGACCGCCGAGCTGCTGCAGATCGCGGCCGAGGCGGGCGTGACCGCCGTGAGCATCGGGAAGAAGCACCCGCGGGTCGAGAACGAGGGATGGCCGTTCGGCTACTCCGGCAACATCTTCACCCCCGTGGGAGAGCGCGTTGGGTCGTGGCCCGCCGCGTGGCACATCGCCGAGCGTGCTGGCATCGGCGGCGGCAGTGGGAACACGGGTCAGCACCAGACCGACAACACCGACCTCATCGACGGCGTGTACGAGCTGCGCGCCGGGCAGTGGGCTCGCATCGACCTCGACGAGGTGGAGCGATGAGCACCGAAGTCGCTCTCCCCACGAGCAGCGACCGCAGCCAGTGGACGCCCGAGGAGACCGCGCTGGTCGAGGCGGCGGGCCTCGTGCACACCGACTCGCAGACCGGCGCGAAGACCCTCGCCGACCGCCCCGTGGTGGCCGCGTTCCTGCAGCACTGCAAGCGGACCGGCCTCGACCCCATCGCTCGCCAGATCTACTCGATCGCCCGCAAGTCCAAGGGGCAGCTGAAGTGGCAGATCCAGGTCAGCATCGACGGCGCGCGCCTCGTCGCCGAGCGGTCCGGGCAGTACGAGGGGCAGACCACCCCCGAGTACACGGCCGACGGGATGTCGTGGACGCAGGTGTGGCTGGCCGACGAGCCGCCGAAGGCCGCGCGGGTAGGGGTCTACCGTCGCGGGTTCCGGGAGCCGCTGTATGCGGTGGCTCTGTGGGACGCGTACGTGCAGACGAACTACCAGGGCGACCCGTCCGAGATGTGGAAGAAGATGGGCCCCCTCATGCTCGGCAAGTGCGCCGAGATGCTGGCCCTCCGGAAGGCGTTCCCGCAGGACCTGTCGGGCCTGTACTCGACGGAGGAGATGGACCAGGCCGGTACCCCGGTGCAGGCCGCGGTCGTCGCGGAGCCGTCCGGGATCGACTGGGAGCAGCTGGCATCCGAGGCCACCAGCCGGGGTGCGCTGAATGACCTGTGGCAGCGCATCGGCCGGGACGCCCCGCACGAGCGGACGCCGCAGTTGGAGGCCCGGTTCCGGGAGTTCTCGCAGTCGCTCATCGCGGCCGCTGTCGCCCCTGTGGCGGCGCAGGAGGAGCCGGAGCCCGAGGAGCCCGCCCAGGGGTGGCCGGTCGCTCAGACCCCGGATGGTGGCGCGCAGGAGTCGGAGGCTGACCGTGGGTGACATGCAGTTTCGACGCATCTCGCCTTTCGAGGGCCCGAACCTGTCGATCCCCCTGGCGCTCCTCGTCGAGGAGACTGCTCGTCTCGCGGACGCGCAGGAGACCGCGAACCTCATCGCCGCGTTCCAGACCGAGGGCCTGCTCTCCCCGAAGGAGCGCGACTCCATCCACGGACGCATCGGCGCCGCACTCGTGGACGGCCGTCATGGCTGAGCCGCTGCACCCCGCCGTCCAGGCACGGCTCGCGTCCATCGGGATCCGCACCCCCGACCCCGAGAACCCGCTCCACGTGCAGCTCGTCGCCGCCCTCAACCGGGTGACGGACAAGTCGGAGGGTGCGCAGCTCGTCGCCATGCGGTTCGAGTTCGCCGCCCGCTTCCAGGAGGCCGGACAGATGGCCGTCAGGAAGCGGATGACGCACAAGCGGTACGTCGCCGCCGAGGCCAAGCGTCTCCGCGACGCGGACCCGAAGCTGTCCCGTACCGCTGCGACGGCGGAGGCGGCCGAGACCGACCACGCCCTCACGTTGGAAGGGGACGCGGAGGGGTGGAAGGCGGAGGAGTCCGCGATGCGCCAGTACCTGCAGGCGATGGAGACCGCATCGAGGAACCACGCGACGGACCGGGCTGACGAGCGGGCCACGTACGTGCAGCGGCACACGGTCCCGGAGCAGGCGTCATGAAGGTCTACGGTGACTGCGCCCAGTGCGACCGGCCCATGCGGAATGGCAGCGTCCCCGCCGAGGCGGGGGACGACCGCATCGCGTTCGGCGGCTTCGGGATGTGCAGCACCTGCTACGGCGCCACCCGACGGGAGAAGCTCGGCGCGAAGGCGGACAACAGCCTCGAGCTGTTGGAGAACGCCCAGCACACCTCAGCGGCGAACTACGGGTTCCTCGGCAAGGCCACCGCCGTCGAGCTCACTCGATGGTTCGAAGACGAGCAGGGCTGGGACTTCCGCATCGTCAAAGGCATCCATCGTCGCCACACGGACACGCACTGGTTCGTCGAGATCCAGGTGCGCGACGAGGCCGGGAAGACCGTCGGGGAGGTCGTCGAGTACGACCGCACCGTGTGGGAGGTGACCGTCCCGTGAGCTGGCGCACCTGTGACTCCTGCGGTCGGCAAATCCGCCCCCGCGGGGTGCCCGCAGCCGACGCACCTGGCAGCGTCGGCCACGGACGGGGCTACACCTGCGACACCTGCATGCGGCAGATCACCCGCACCGGCAGCAGCATCTCCCGCAACCGGCCCGAAGGCATCGCGCAGGAGGCGCTGGTCGAGGACTTCGACGTGATGGTGAAGGTCGAGCTCCCCCGAGAGCACTTCCGGCGCCTCGCGGTGGCCGCCGACCAGCGAGACACCGACGTGTCGGTCCTCGTCCGCGAGATCGTCCGCCGGCAGCTGGAGCGCACCGCACCCGCGGCCTCACCGCACCGCGAGCCGCCGGCTGTCATCACCCGCGAGATGCGCCGCAACCTGCGGAACCTCACCCGGGACGGGTACTCCGACACCCGCATCGCGGACGTGCTCGACGTGCCCGTGTCCACGGTCGTGGAGATGCGCGAGCAGCAGGGCCTCGATGGTCGGCCGGCGCGGGTGGCCTCGTGAGCGCCCCGACGCAGAAGGTGCGGGACCTCATGTACGCCCGCGACCTGTACGCGTGCGTCGCCTGCGGTGCCCGCCACCCGCTCACCCACCAGCACCGGCAGGCATCCGGGATGGGCGGTCGGGTCCGCCGGCCCACCATCACCGAATCCCTCACCCTGTGCGCCGACTGCAACACGAGATGCGAGACCGACCGGCAGCAGGAAGCCCTCACCAACGGGTGGAAGGTCCGCCGGTGGGTCCGCGACCCCGCCGTGGTCCCCGTCTTCTACAGCACCGAGAACACCTGGTACGTGCTCCTCCCGAACGGGACGCGCCTACCGATCCACGACGCCCTCGCACTCGACCAGATGGTCGGCGTGTACGGGCCCGACTACCAGAGAGGAACCCACTGATGGGCGTCACCCGAACCAAGCTGCCCTTCGAGGGGCACTTTACCCAGATCCCCAACGCGTGGCTCCGCGACCAGAAGCTCTCCCGCCGTGCACGTGGCCTCCTCGCCGAGGTCATGTCCCACCAGGTGGGGTGGCACGTCAGCATCGCGTCCCTCGTCGCCAACGGCAGCGAGGGCAAGGCCGCCATCCGCGCGGCGATGCTCGAGCTGCGGGACGCCGGCTACCTGACCCTGTCGCAAAAGCGTGGGGAGCAGGGCCGGTGGAACGAGGTGGAGTACGAACTGTCCGCCCCGACCGGTGTCCGATTTTCGGACAGCGGTCAATCCACCGGTGTCCGATTTCCGGCTAGCCGTGAATCGGACGCTAAGAAGACCAGTTCTTCAGAAGACCATCTTGAAGAAGACATGCTCGTCCCTCCGGGCGCGAGCGAGAGCGTCGACGAGAGCTTCGTGACGTTCTGGAAGCTGTACCCCCGGAAGGTCGGGAAGGTCGCTGCCTCGAGGGCGTGGCAGCACGCCATCAAGAGGGCTCCGGCCCAGGTCATCATCGCCGGTGCTCGTCGCTTCGCTGCGGACCCGAACCTGCCGGAGAAGCACTACATCCCGCACCCGACGTCGTGGCTGAACGCTGGCCGGTGGGATGACGAGTCCCTGCCTGCTCGTGCGGGTGGCGATGGTGGGCGTCTGCCTCCCGAGCTCGAGGGGCTGATGAACCGATGAGCGGCACACCTGCCGAGCGGTCCGTCCTCGGCGCGATCCTCCTCGACGGCGCCAAGGGTGAGTTCGCCCGCGGCATCTGCACCCCCGACGACTTCTCCGACCAACGTCACGGCGCCATCTTCGCCGGCATGCTGCGGATGCTCACCGACGGGGACCGGCCCGACGTCGTCAACGTCAGCGGGCACCTCACCGGATGGGGTGTGCGGGGCATCACGGACATGGACCTGCACCAGTGGGTGACGGACACCCCGTACGCGTCCGGTGTCGCCGGGTACGCGGAGCTCGTCCGTACGGAGGGGGCGATCCGTGCCGCGAGGCAGGTGGCGGCGTCGATCCTCGACATGACGGGGGAGAACCCGTCCGCTCCCGGGGTGGTGGTGCAGCACGCCCTCGAGGGGTTCAAGCGCATCCGTGACGGGGTGGGGTCGGCGAAGGTCACCGCGAACCCGTTGCAGGCGGTGCTGGATCTGCCGGACTCGTACGACTGGGTCATCCCTGGTCTGCTCGAGCGCGGCGACCGGGTGCTATTCACGGGTGGTGAGGGGTCGGGGAAGTCCACCCTTGTCAGGCAGATGTCCGTCCTCGCGTCGTCCGGGTTGCACCCGTTCACGGGGGACCGGGTGGATCCGGTGCGGGTGCTGGTGGTGGATGCGGAGAACACGGAACGGCAGTGGGCTCGTGCGGTGCGGAAGATGGCGGACAAGGCGGCCAGCCTCGGCACCGTCGACCCGAGGCAGGCGCTCCGGCTGACCTGCAACAGCCGCCTCGACCTCACGACCGAACGTGACCTCGGGTCGATTCACCGGCTGATGGATGAGCACACCCCGGACATCCTCTTTATCGGCCCCCTGTACCGGCTGATCCCGAGGGCGATCAACAACGACGACGACGCCACCCCACTGCTGGCGGCGTTGGACACGCTGCGGGCACGCGGTGCGGCGCTCGTGATGGAGGCGCACGCCGGCCACGCGGTCGGCGCGGACCGGGAACGGGACCTCCGCCCCCGTGGGTCTGCGGCGCTCATGGGGTGGCCGGAGTTCGGGCTCGGCATCCGGCCGAACAAGCAGGAGGCAGCGAAGGGCATCTTCGACGTCGTCCGGTGGAGGAACGACCGCGACCAGCGGGCGTGGCCTCGCCAACTCGTCAAGGGCGGTGAGTGGCCCTGGAGCCCACTCACCGCGACCAACAGCAAGAACTACTGAAGGAGAACACCATGGCCATCGTCAACGTCAAGAACGCGAAGATCATCCGCCTGCACGGGAAGGGCTTCACCGTCGAGGAGAAGCGCACCACCGGTGGGGTGGAGTACCGGGGCTTCTACGCCGTCTGGCCCCAGGAGGGGCACACCCTGACGGTGGGGGCGACGATCAACGTGTCGGGGTTCCTGAGCGCGAAGGTCGCCCGGGATCCGAAGTACGTGGACCTGTCGATCAACAGCCCTCGCATCGAGGTCGTGGACGCCGGGGAGGTGTCGCAGGACCCGTCGTGGGACTCGGCGCCGCCCGCCGACCCGTGGGGCTCGCAGGAGCCGTCGTTCAACGCCGAGAGCCCGTTCTGATGGCGGAGCAGACGCTCACGACCCACGCCGCCTGCGGCAAGTCGTGGAGACAGCGCGGCAACCGGACCGGTCACTGTGCCGCGTGCCACGAAACCTTCGAGGGAATCACGGCATTCGACGCCCATCAGGCCCAGCAACCCGACGGCAGCGTAAAGTGCCGCGATCCCCGGGACACTTCGGTGAACGGGCACACGCTCCGGCTCGTCGACGGGACGTGGCGCGGCCCTGCCATGCCGAAGGACACGTTCAAGGCGGCCCGGCCGTGAGCGCGGTCGAGCGCACCGTCGTGCAGCAGATCGCGGACGCCTGGGGGAACGACTACGACGGCGTCACCATCCAGGTGACGGACACGTACACGGACAAGCCCGTGAGCCGTGATCTGACCCCGGATGAGGCCCGTGCACTCGCCCAGGCTCTCGTCCTCGCCGCAGACGCAGTGACCCCGGCACCCACGGATGCGGCTGGGGGGCCGCAGGAGCCCCGTGGAGACACGATCACCCCCTCTGCGCATCGTTGTGCCACGGACGTTGCAAAAACGCCGCAGATCGCGGCAGAAGCGCAGACCGGAGAGCGGTGCTGGAACGGATCGTGGTCGACGGGCATCTGCGGTCGCCTCGCCGGTCACGAAGGGGAGTGCTTCCCGTGACCGTGAAGCCGGCGCCTCCTCCGGTGCACGTCGACGAGGCCGAGACCATCCGGCAACTCGTCGAGGGCCCAGACGACGAGCGGCCGTGCGCGGGGACGGTGAACGTCAGGACCGGGACCGTCACGCCGTGTGCGCTGCGGGCTGACTGGGGCCTCGAGTGCACCACGTGCGGCGCATTCATGCAGGTCTGCACAGGGCACCGCGACTGGGCGGACCGGAGGGCGCAGCACGGCACCCGCCGGCGGTGCGCCCGATGCAAGGAGTGCCTGCCGTACCCGCTCCCGTGGGTGCCCCTGTGATCGACACCGACCGGCTCCTCGCCCACCTCCGCATGAAGGCGGAGCACACGAACCCGATCATCCACGCCATCTACACATGCCTCGCGGACCGCATCACCCGCGGGGATTTCGAACCCGAATCGAAGGACCAGACATGACGTTCACACCGCGGGCTCTCCTCGGAGACGAGAAGCCCGACCCCACCCCGCCCGCCGACCCGCGCAAGCAGGCACTCGCCGCCCTCGCCCGCATCGAGTCCGGGGACTACGAACCGGCGACGTTCCAGCGCATTGACCTCTTCAAGGACGTCCGCGCCGCCCTCACATTCACGCCGCTGCCCGACCGCGAAGCCCTGGCGCTCGCCATCGCCTCGCGCGACATGAACAACTTCGAGCGGTTCCCCGGGCACAGCCCGTACACCCGGCCGTGGCCGACCAACGCCGAGTTAGGCGGCAGCCTGACGGGCACCCGCGACGACGAGTTCCGGGCCTCCGTGTATGAGGAGGTTGACGAGATCCTCGACATCCTCAAGCGAGTCGCGTCGTGAGCGCCCACATCGAGGAGACCGTCGACTGGTCGGAGGTCGTCGATGACCAGGCGCTCCTGCAGCTCGCCGCCACCCGCGCCGAGTCCGCCCTCCGCGCAGCACCCGACGTGATCCGCCACATCCGCGACCAGGTGGCCCCGTCCCTCGTCCGCGCCGGCGACGGCATGCCGCGCGCCGCGTCCAAGGAGCCTCCCGCACCCGCCCGCCTCGACCCGATCGACGACGCGGACGCCGTCTACGCGCAGCTGATCGACTGGCTCGTGAACTGGTGCGACACGTACGGCATCCGCCCGCCCGCCGTCACCGGGTCCGTGCGCGTCGCCGAGGACGGGGTGGTGCAGGGCTTCCGCGGCCGCATGGACCCCGCCGACGCGGCGGAGCTCGTCCGCCGCGTCGGCAGTAACCTCCTCGTCCTCACCGACCGGATCGTCCGCCACCCGCAGGCCAGGGTCTACTTCGACGACGTCGCCGCGATCGTGCACCGGGCGTCCGCAAAGTACCCGCAGGCGCCCCGCCCGGAGCGGGCTGTGATCCCTCGTGCGTGCCGGACCTGCGGGGAGCACGCGGTGGGGGCGTCGTGGCGGTCCCAGGACCTCCTCGACGTGCAGGTCGAGTGCGAGTCCTGCGGGGAGTCCTACGCCCCCGAGGACGCCATGCGCACCCTCGGGTGGCTCGCGCCGAAGGTGACGGTCGAGCAGGCCACCGCCGCGACGAAGGGCGACCTGTTCGTCTGGGAGTGCCACACATGCCGGGAGTCTGGTGTCGGGACTCGCGTGGTCGCGGAAGCGAAGGCGCGCGAGCACCGCTGCGAGGTGACGCTTTGAGCGCGTTCCCCCTCGGCTCGGCCGGTGTCGAGGACCTCGCCCTCGCCGCCCGCGAGTTGCACGCGCTGCTCGAGACGGACGGCGAGACCGGCGGCGACTGGCACCGAGCCATGACCCGCGCCGCCGGCTACCTCGACCGCGAGATCGAGCGGCGGCGGGAACGGATCGCGAAGTCGGAGGAAGCGGTCCGTCAGCGGCTCATTCAAGCGGCCATCGCCGAGACGCCCAACGTGACCTCGATCGCCCGGTCGCGCCGATGAGGACCGCCATCCTCCTCGCCCTCTGCTTCCTCCTCATCCGCTACAGCCCCACCCGAACGAAGGGAACACCATGGCCCGCGAACTGAGCGTCGAGGCGTGTGCCACCTGCGCCGCTGACCCGGACTCCGAGAAGGGATACCGGTCGCCCCACCGCTGGGTGCCGATCGGACCCGCAACCCCCGACCCGAGCGACGAGCTCGACCTGACAGACAAGGACCCAACATGACCAGCACGCAGCACGAGCCACACACGATCACCGTTGCGGTCCCGTCGGTTCCGTACGGCCCCGACTTGCCCGCGAGGCAGCGCGACGCGGACTACTACCGATCGGCGGCCCGCAGCATCCGAACCCGGGCGCAGCGAGGCCAGGCCTTCGCCGGCAGCAACGTCACCGAGACGGTTGCCAAGCTGTGCGATGCAGCAGCGGACGCCCTCAGCCGCCAGGAGTAGCCCCGGCTCATGAACAAGCGGGAGACGTTCACGATCGGCCAGGCCGCGCACCGCGTGCACCGGTCGAAGCGGACGATCCAACGCTGGCTCAACCAGGACGGCATGCGCTTCCACTGGAAGAAGGGCCGCAAGGTCATCCGCCTCGACGACCTGCTCCTCCACTACCGCCGGCACCTGCTCGCAGACCCCACACGCAAGAGACCCACGAAGGACACACCATGACCGACATGCCCCCGCCTATCCCACCTCGCCACCCGCTCGCCGACTACCAGCGCCGACCCCCTGTGGTTCCGGTGGTGATGCACGACTCACTCCATGGTGACCTCCGCGAGCCGGCCTTCGGCTTCCACAGCGGCCTCGGCGAGTCTCTGCGCCGCGAGTTCAGCCTCACCCCCGAGGAGCGCGCCGCCCGCGACGAGCAGCGCCGCGCCGAGGAAGCCGCCGACGACCTCGCCCGCGGTCCCGTGGTCGAGCTGCCCGAGCAGGACCCCGAGCAGCCCACCCTCTACCTCGTCATCACCGAGGAGCCGTACGACACCAGCACCGTCCACGGGGTGTTCCCCACCCGCGAGCAGGCCGAGGCCCACATCCAGGCCGAGATCCGCCGCTACAACAGCCTCCCGAAGGCCCAGCAGGCCTGGGGACGCGGCATCTTCAGCGCTGAGGTCCAGGCATGGAAGGGACGCATCGAGCAGCCGAGCGAGGAGTGACGCAAAGAATGTGCGCGAGAAGAGTTGACAGCGCAACGTTGTCACCCCACAGATAGAGATTAGACAAGAAGGGCACGGAGCCTCACCGGCTGGGACGCACGAAACGTGCGTGACCCGAACGGTGGGCCCGTGCCTTTCGTGTTCCCGGATGCGAGTCATGCTCCGGCCCCAGACCGACCGCATCGGGTGCGGTCGACGCGGGGTGTGCGCCCGACTGGGGAGTCCCGCACACCCCGCTCCACGCGCAGGCTCAGCAAGCCACTGCCCGACCGTCGTGGTGCACCACACGATCGGAGCACGTCGGAGCAACACCGGCGCTGCGCTCTTGCTCCTCGGCGTCATCCGTAACTGCCGAGGCTCACGCTCCCTGCCTCCTGACACGCACCTATGACTGCGGCACCCCCGGTCAACCCCAGCCTCGGCAGGTGGGGCATCGGAGAGGGCCGCGACCACCACCAGCAGCAGGCTCGGCAGGGCCCCACCTAGTCCGGCACCACGAACCCACCGAGGTCCACCACCTTGTCGGCCCGGTCGATAGTCACGTTCCGTACGTGCAACGTCCCCGTATCGAACGTGAACATCGGCACCCCCGACGACGGGTCCGGCCGACCGCGCATGCTCGGCGGCCACGTCAACCGACCCACCAACCCGGCCGGCGCGGATGCCCACCAGTGCTTCCCGTCGAACGACACCCGCAACTCGTCGTGCACCTTCACCCCACGAATCAGCTCGGTGACCGTCGCCTCGTGCAGGCTCGACACCTTCGGGGTGCCGGCCGCCATCAAGTCGTTCGCGTACGGCATGTCCACCCCGAACATGCGGTCACCGTTCTTGTGCGTCTGCCCGATCTGCGGGTACCGCTTCGGCCCCCTGCTGAAGATCCCCATGCCGTGAACCTACCGACGGGATCCGCATGCGTCTCTGCTCCACCCCCGGTTGCCCCACCCTGTACCCGAAAGCCCAGGGGCCACGCTGCCCCACCCACCGACGGGCACGCACCAAGCAGCGGGGCAGCAGGCAGGACCGCGGGTACACGGCCGAGCACACCCGCCTCCGCGCACAGTGGACACCACGCGTCGAAGCAGGGCACACCATGTGCGCCAAGTGCGGGCAGCCCATCAACCCCGGCACACCATGGGACCTCGGCCACACCGACGACCGCACCACATGGACAGGCCCAGAGCACGCCACCTGCAACAGGTCAGCAGCAGGCAGGAAGGCACACACATGACCACGACCGAGTCCTTCATCGCGGACGCCATCCGCCGCCACCCACCGCTCAGCTTCCAGAGCTCCGTGTGCCAGTGCGGGCACCAGTACCGGGAACCCGAGGACCTCGCCAGCCACCAGGCCAGCATCATCGGCGTCGCACTCGACTACGCCAACGCAACGGAAGGCACGCTCGACCCCGTAGTGATGGCCGAAGCCTTCTTCGCCCTCTCCGAAGGACGAGCCGCCTACCCTGCAGACACCCGCTCAGAGCCCCTCTAAGCGACCCGCAGACACCCAAGCAACCCAACCCCCGACACGCACCTCAACGGCCGCGCAAGGGGTGGGGGAGGGCCCCTCCGACCAAAGCAACGGAGGACCGCCGGGGATGGCAACTTCTCTGTGTACGGGATCCGGCGGTTCCAGGATCGGGGATCTCGACTTGCTCGTTCATCCTTCTCAGCCGTGCTGAGGAGGCCGTTTCTGTGCGCCCCGTGGGTGCTGGAGGAGATGCGCCATGCCTGGACCGGCACCAGACCCGAACGCTCGGCGCCGCAACAAGAAGCGGGTGGACTTCACTCTGCCTCGTGGCGGCCGGAAGGGGGCGGCGCCGGCCTGGCCCATCACCGGTGTTCGCCGCCCCGCGACGTGGGCTGAGCTGTGGAAGACACCGCAGTCGGCAGCGTGGGAGGAGCTCGGCATCAACCGGACGGTGGCGCGGTACGCGCTGCTGCTGCAGCAGGCTGAGCGGCCCGGTGCGTTGGCGTCAATCCAGAACGAGGTCCGGCAGCTCGAGGACCGGCTGGGGCTGACGCCGATGGCGATGCTGCGGCTGCACTGGGAGCTGTCCGCGGACGAGGTCGGCGCTCAGCGTTCCACCGCGAAGCAGGACGACACGACGACGGCGAGCCGTGCTCGGCTGAAGATCGTCGGCTGATGCCGTGGCGCGCTCCTGAGTGGGAGGGCGAGTTCCCTTCCCTCGGATATCAGGTCGCGGACTGGATCGAGCAGCACTGCGTCATCCCTGACGGGGAGCACATGGGCGAGCCGTTCCGGCTGACCGATGAGCAGCTGACGTACCTCGTGCACCACTACCGGTTGAAGCCGAACGCGAGTCAGTACTCGTGGCAGACGGCGTGGAAGTACACGCGGAGCCTGCTGGTCCGTCCGCAGAAGTGGGGCAAGGCGCCCCTGACGTCGGCGATGATCGCGGCTGAGTCTGTCGCCCCTGTGGTGTTCGCCGGCTGGGACGCTGCAGGAGAGCCGGTGGGGCGGCCGTGGCCGACGCCGATCATCCAGGTCACGGCGTACAGCGAGGACCAGACGGACAACATCTGGAAGGTCCTCCGCCCCATGATCGAGCTCGGTCCTCTCGCCGAGCTGATCCCCGACACGGGGGAGACCCGCATCAACCTGCCCGGCTCCGGGTGGATCGAGCCGGTGACCTCGAAGGCCCTCAGCCGACTCGGCGCGCGCATCACGTTCGCCCCGCAGGACGAGGTGGGGACGTGGGTCAGCGAGAACATGCGCTACCTCGCCGACACCCAGTACCGCGGCCTCTCGGGTACGGGCGGGCGGGCGGCGCTCACTACGAACGCCTGGGACCTGTCCGATGACTCGGTCGCTCAGCAGATCGCCGAGGGTGAGAGCGAGAGCGACTACGTCGACCATGTCTCCGGGCAGGTCGCCGGCCTGTCGTACCGGAACAAGAAGGACCGTGCTCGCATCCACCGCAAGGTGTACGGCGACAGCGCGATGCGTCTGGACCGGAACGGCATCTGGGTCTCCGGCTGGGTGAACCTCGACCGCATCGAGATCGACGCCGAGAAGCTCGTCAAGAAGGACCCGTCGCAGGCGGAGCGCTTCTACGGGAACATCAACACGATGGGCTCCGGCTGCTGGTTCGAGGACGGGCAGTGGAAGAGCAAGCTGCTCATCCGCGACCGGCCGAAGTCCGAACCGGTCGGCCTCGGCTTCGACGGGTCGGACTCGAACGACTGGACCGGGATCCGCCTCGAGACGATGGATCAGCACCAGTTCACCCCGGTCTACGGAGTCGACAACCGCCCGACCGTGTGGAAGCCCCGCCAGTGGGGCGGCAAGGTCCCGCGCGACGAGGTGATGGTCGCCTTCCACCAGCTGTTCCGCGACTACGACATCGTGCGCGCATACCTCGACCCGCCCATGTGGTCCTCGGAGATCGTGGCGCTGCAGGGCCAGTACAGCGACAAGGTCGTCATCGACTGGGCGACGTACCGGCCACGGCAGATGCACTTCGAGCTCGAGCGGCTACACGCCGACGTGGTGAACGAGGAGTCAGCGTTCACTCACGACGACTGCCCGGACACGGCGCTGTGCATGCGCAACGCCGTGCGCCGCTCACGATCTGGGGAGACGTACATCCTCGGCAAGCCCGCGGACGAGCAGAAGATCGACCTCTCCATGTCGTCGACGCTCGCTCATGCCGCGGTGCTCGACGCGACCGCGGCTGGCCTCATCGGCAAGCGCAAGCAGAACCAGGTCTCGACCACGTTCTACGGATTCTGAAGAAGGAGGCGGGATGGCCGTCATGTCCGACAATCTCGCCCGTGAACGCCTCGCCGTGGGGGTGTCTGAGCTCGGCAAGCGCCTGAAGACGGTGACCCGTCGGGAGGACTACGACCAGGGCAAGCAGGACCTTCCGTTCGCGCCCTACGGGGCGTCGGCGGAGTACCAGGACCTGCGGGAGCAGGCGCCGGCGAACATGCTCGGCATCGCGATCTCCGCACCCACGCAGCGGATGCGCGCCGACTCCATCAAGACCAGCCTCAGCGAGGCAGAGGAGGCGGCCCTCTGGGCGGGCGCGTGGCAGGCGAACAAGATGGACACCCGCCAGGACCTCGTCTACCGGTCGATGATGCTTCACGGCCGCGGCATCGTGTCCGTGTGGCCGAACCTCGCGAACCGGGCGAAGCCGATCGTCCGCCCGGAGTCGTACGCTCGCGTGCACGTCGCCATGGACCCGGACGACCCGTTCACGCCGCTGTACGCGGTGAAGACGTGGATGATCGACACGAGCCCGGAGAACGGCCTCATCCTGCCGGCGTCGGTCACTCGCACCGTGCAGGTCGGCATCGTCTACGACGCCGAGTCGATGATCCGCTTCGAGCGGCCCTCGTCGGGTGGTGTGTGGGAGAAGCGAGCGGAGAGCTTGCACCCGATGCGTCGTGTCCCGTTCGCGCTCTACGACTACCAGCCCGACGCGAACGGGAACCCGCGGTCGGCGATCGACCCGCTCATCCCGCAGCAGGACGCCCTCAACACGATCCGGTTCAACACGCTCCTCGCGATGCAGTTCGCGGCGTTCCGGCAGAAGATCGTCACCGGCTTCGACCCGCGCGTCACCGACGCGGACGGGAACATCGTCTACAAGACGAACCCGGACGGCACGCCCCTCGTTGACGGAAACGGGCGCATGCAGCCGCTCATCCAGTCGCCGGGCAACGTGGGCGTCGACAAGCTCCTCGCGTTCCCCGGATCCGACACGAAGGTGTGGGACCTGCCGGAGTCGAACCTGTCGAACTACGTCGACATCTGGGACATGTTCCTCACGACGTTCTTCTCGACGGCGCAGATCCCGCCGCAGTACCAGCTCGGCCAGATGGTGAACCTGTCCGGCGACGCGTTGACCGCAGCGGAGTCCACCCTCGCGTCCCTGGTGAAGGAGCTGCAGCTCGCGGCCGGCGAGGGCCACGAGGACATGCTCGAGCTCGCCTACTACGCGTCCGGCGGCACCGAGGACTTCGCCCCCACGGCGGAGATGGACTGGCTCGACGCCGAGGCGAGGTCGTTCTCGCAGGTCGTCGACGGGGTGCAGAAGCTCATCGCGACCGGCTTCCCGAAGCGCGCCGCGTACGAGATGCTGCCCGGCGCGACGAAGACGAAGCTCGACGACTGGATGGACCAGGTCGACGAGGAGCGCTTCAACACGCGCCTCTCGCAGATCACCCGTTCGTTCGCCGACGTCACGCCGGCCGTGACCGCAGGAGCCCCGGATGACGCTGCCCTCAGCGGCGGTTGACCACTACCGCGACCAGCAGGCCATAGCGGCCGCGGCAGTGGGCGACGTGCAGGACCTGTGGTCCACGATGGGCGAGAACTTCGACCTGTCGTGGACGCAGGTCGGCGGCGACATCTTCTCCACCGTCGTCGAGGCGCAGGGCGTCGCTGCGGCGTCGGGGATCCAGTACGTGCCGGCCGTCCTCGACGAGCAGGGCATCGACGCCATTGCCCCGGTGCAGGTCAACCCGGCCCGGTTCGAGGGCGGGACACGCGACGGGCGGCCGGCGGAGACGCTGCTGCATGGCGCGGTGTACCGGGCGAAGCAGGAGATGCTCGCCGGCGCCGACACCCGCACCGCCCTCAGCACCGCGGGGGCGTGGCTCACGGACGTGACCCTGGACCTCGTCCGGGACGCGAACCGGCAAGCGGTCGCCGCGGGCATGACTGCCACCCCTGGTGCTCAGGGCTGGGTGCGGATGCTGAACCCGCCCTCGTGCCGGTTCTGCATCACCCTCGCCGGAAAGTTCTTCCGGTGGAACCAGGGCTTCCAGGCTCACCCCGGCTGCGACTGCCGCCACGTCCCCTCGACCGAGTCCGTGGCCGGCGACTTCACCGTCGACCCGTACGCGTACTTCGGCAGCCTCCCGGCGAAGGAGCAGGACCGCATCTTCGGCAAGGTGGACGCCCAGGCGCTGCGCGACGGCGCGGACATCTATCGGGTCACGAACACCCGCAACCGCGGCCTCGCTTCCGACGCGCTTAAGAGGACGCCCGGCCGCAACCGGGGGTGGCAGTCGCGCCGCTGGGACACCCCCTCCAAGATGACCGTCGACGACGTGTACGCCGCAGCGACGGACCGGCCGCACGCGATCCGCCTCCTCGAGGAGAACGGGTTCATCACCGGCCCGCAGACCGCCGGCGGCAATCTCATCGGCAACGCGGGCGGTGGTCAGTTCGGCGACCTCGCTGCCGGCGCGCTCGGGCGAGGTGGGACCCGGAAGGGCGCCACGGCGGCGTACCGGAAGGCGGTCGCCTCTGGTGTCCGCGATCCTCTCGAGCCTGCGACCCAGACCGCGGCGGAGCGGCGCCTGCACACGGCGGTGCTGCGGAAGCAGGCCGTAGACCGCGGCAGTAACCCGTTCGCCGCCAACAGCCAGCGCGACCCCCTGACGCCCGCCGTGCGGGCCCTGGTGCAGCGCGACTACGACCGGCAGCTCCGGCGCCTAAAGGACGCACCCGAGCAGGTGCGGGTCCTGGCGCGGCTGCTCGGCGTCCTCTGACTCCGGCCGTCGCCCCGACGGTCGGCTACTGGCACCCGTGGTGCCGACTCCCAAGGAGATGCACATGACCGTCACCCACCCCAGCGCACGCGGCTACCTCACCCGCAACCTCGACCCCTACGGCCTCATCAGCGGCCGCCCCATGAACCGCATGCCGCGCCTCCGCTTCGCCGAGGGCGACGGGGACGGCGGCGACAGCACCAGCGACGAGAGCGGCGACGGAGACGAGGACGCCGACAGCAACAAGGAGGGCGACGACAAGCCCCTCGGCCCCGCCGGTGAGCGCGCCCTCGACCGCGCCAAGGATGAGCGGCGGGCCGCCCTCGCCGAGCTCGCCCCGTACAAGGAGCTCGGCCTCTCCGTCGACGACATCAAGGCGCTCCGCGACGGCAAGGGCGGCAACGTCGACATCGCTGGCATCGAGCAGCGCGTCCGCGACAGCCTGACGAACGAGTTCGCCGAGCGCGAGGCCACGTCCGCCCGCGCCTCCGCCGTCCGGGAGCTCGCCGCCACCAACGGGTTCCTCAACCCCAAGCAGGCCCTCCGCCTGATCGAAGCCGCCGACCTTGAGAAGGTCACCGTCAAAGACGGTGTCGCCGACGAGGCCGGTGTGAAGAAGCTGCTCGACGACCTGGCGAAGGACTCGCCGTACCTCGTCGGCACCCCTGACTCCACCGCTGACGCCCGCACCGCGGGCATCGGCGCGAGCGGTTCCGGCGCCAAGCCGGAGTCGAAGCCGGGCCTGGACCGCATGCGCAGCGCGTACGCGTCCTCCGCCCAGTAACGCAGCTCCCGCACTCCGCGAGGAGCCCTACCCCCGAAAGGAGGCAGCCCCGTGGCTGTCACTCTCCCCCAGGCGGCTCTCCTCTCGGAGAACGACCTCCAGACGGGCGTCCTTGAGACGTTCGTGCAGGAGTCGTCCGTCCTCGACCGCATCCCCTTCCTCGACATCCAGGGCAACGCGTACGCGTACAACAAGGAGGCGACGCTGCCCGGCGTCGCGTTCCGGTCCGTGAACGAGGCGTACACCGAGTCGACCGGCACCGTCGTGCAGGCGACCGAGTCGCTCGTCATCCTCGGTGGCGACGCCGACGTCGACCGGTTCATCGTGCAGACGCGCGGCAACCTCAACGACCAGCGCGCCATCCAGACGCGCCTCAAGGTGAAGGCGGCGTCGTACAAGTACCAGGACGCGTTCTTCAACGGCGACGTCGCGGTCGACACGAAGGGCTTCGACGGGCTCAAGAAGCGCCTCGTCGGTGCGCAGGTCCTCGACGCCGGCACGAACGGCATCCCCGTCCTCGGCAACGGCGGCACGGACGCGCACGCGTTCTACGACGCCCTCGACCAGCTGCTCGCCGCGGTCCCCGGCATCACCCCGGAGAACGGCGCCATCTACGCGAACCGCGCCCTGCAGGCGAAGGTCCGGTCCGCCGGCCGCCGCCTCGGCGGCGTGGAGATCGTCAAGGAGGACGCGACGGGCAAGCGCATCCTCACGTGGCAGGGCATCCCCCTGCTCGACCCCGGCGTCAACCTCGCCGGGGCCGACATCCTGCCGCAGAACGAGACGCAGGGCACGGGGACGAACACGTCCTCGATCTACGCCGTGAAGTTCGGCGGCGACGAGACCGACGGCGGCGTCACGGGCCTCACCAACGGCGGCGTCCAGGTCGACGACCTGGGCCAGCTGCAGGAGAAGCCGGTATACCGCACCCGCATCGAGTTCTACACGGGCCTCGCGACGTTCGGCGGCAAGGCCGGCGCCCGTCTCCGCGGCATCATCAACGCCTGATCCAGGAGGACCACATGGCCACCAGCAAGACCACGCCCACCGAGACGACGACCCTCGACTCGGACATCACGAAGCCGTCCGTGACGGCCCCCGGTGACGGCCCCGCCGACACCACCGACCCGACCGAGGTCGCGCACTCCGTGACCCCGCAGCCCGGCGCCGAGGCGATCAAGGTCGGCACCGTCAACGCGGTCGTCAAGGGCACGACGCCGGCCGCCAAGCCGACGTCCGACCCGCGCATCGAGACGTACGAGGCCCTGAACCCCAAGGGCGAGAAGGTCACCGTCGAGCTCAACCTCGAAACCGGCGTCTCGACCATCAAGAAGTAGATCCACTCGAGGAGAGGGGCCGCTCATGGCGACCAACCCGGCCACGCCGCAGAACGTCACCGACGCACTCGAGCGGCCCCTCACCCCCGACGAGACACGCGTCCTCGACTCGTGGCTCAACACCGCGTGGCGGAAGCTCCGGGCGCGCATGCCGGCGCTCGAGGCCCGCATGGACCTCCCCGAGGGCAGCCCCGGCCGCCTCGACGAGGACGACGTCCGCATCGTCCTCGTCGCCATGGTGGAGCGGAAGCTGCGCAACCCCGAGGGGCGGCGCAGCCTCGGCACCGACGACTACACCGAGACCATCGACGGGGTCCTGTCGTCCGGGCAGATCTACGTCACCGACGAGGAGCTGCGCGACCTGGCCCCGCCGGCGTCCGGGGTGTCGGGCATGTACTCGATCCAGCTCGGGCGGCCCTGATGCCGTCCGCGTCACAGCTCGCCCGTGCACGCCGCGCGGTCGAGGCGCAGATGACCGACACGTGTCGCATCGTCGGCACCACCCGGTCAGCGCAACCCGACCCCGACACCGGCAAGCACACCGTCACGGAGCTCGTCGCCTACGAGGGCCCGTGCCAGTTCGTGGCAGCCAACACCGCCGTCCGTGTGGTCGAGGCCGCCGGGCAGCAGGTGGTCCTGCAGGGCGCCGTCCTCAAGGTCCCCGTGAAGGGATCCGAGCGGGTCCGTGACGGGCACACCGCCACCATCACCTACGCCTCCCACGACGACCAGATGGCCACCGTGAAGGTCCGCATCGAGGGCACCCACCATCAGACGTCCGCGACCGCGCGCCGGTTCCCCGTGAAGGAGTCCCCGTGAGCGACATCTTCATCGACCCCAGCCAGCTCGACGCCCTCGCGATCGACCTCGGGAAGGTCGCGAAGGACAGCGGCCCCGCCATCCGGGAAGCGGTCGAGGGTGCTGCGTACGAAATCAAGGACGCCTGGCGCGAGAAGGCCGCCGGCAACCCGTACGCCCCCGCGTTCGCGTCCTCCATCACCTACGACGTCAACGCGTACTTCGGGATCACCAACTCCGTCGTCGAGGCGGAGATCGGCCCGAGCAAGAACCGCCGGCAGGGCGCGCTCGGCAACCTGATCGAGTTCGGGTCCCGCAACAACGGGGCCCGCGGGTACGGGGCGGCGTCCCTCGCCGAGCAGGCCGACAAGCTCGAGAAGGGCCTCCTCGCAGCCATCGGGACCGTCCTGTGACGGCCGCTGACGACGCGTGGATCGTCGACGCGCTCTCTGCCCATCCGAAGCTCGCCGGCCGCGTCCACGAGCTCCCCGTACCCCGCGTAAGCGCGGAGGAGGAAGCGGACCGGCTGCCCTATGTGGTCGTGATGCCTGGCTACTCGCCAGACCACACCGACCGGGTCAGCAGCCACGCCGTCTCTCGTCGGCCGTCCTACATCGTCCACGCCGTGGGGGAGAGCAGCCGGTCCGCGTCGATCATCGACGACTGGGTCGACCAGGCCCTCCGCCCCGAGGGCCGCGGGCTCACCCCCGAGATCAGCGGCCGCCTCTGCGGTGCCATCGAGCGCGACGCACACCCCCCGGTGATCGTCGACGCCGACGTAGACCCGCCGTACGTGTTCCGCCCCTCCGAGTACTCCTGGTCCTCGGACCCCGCATGACCACCGCTGCCCGCCGGGTAGCGGCGCCCGCCACGGGCAACCCCCATCCGGTGACCATCACGAAGGAGAGCCGCCATGGCTGACATCATCGAGGACGCCCCGCCCGCCGTGGACGTGACGGGCAACCTCACCATCTTCTGGGTGCCGACCATCGCCCTCCCGGACACCCCCACGGTGGCCGAGATCAAGGCCGGCAAGCGCATCACGTACTCGTTCACCCCCGACGGGTGGGCCCCCACCGGCGACATCGAGAAGCTGGTCGACGCGCGCCTGTCCCTCCCGCAGGACCTCGAGGCGTTCGGCAAGGTCACCAACGGCCTCGCCCCCAAGTACGTCGACTCCACCGACCCGAACAGCGCCGCGGTGGTCCTCGTCCCTGGCACCGTCGGGTACTTCGTCGAGCGCCGCAACATCCCGAACAAGACCGACGTCGCCGCCGGCCAGAAGGTCCGGGTCCTCCCCGCGACCCTGGGCCCGCAGTTCCCCGACGCGCCCGCGAACGGCAAGTTCACGATCTCGCAGCCGGTGTCGCTCAACGGCGTCGTCCGCAACGCCACCGTCAAGGCGTAACCAGACCCCTGCTGGGGCGTCCTCACCGGAGCGCCCCAGCAGGTCCTACCCCGTCCGGTGAGCATCCGGTGAAAGGCACGACCCATGAGCAAGATCAGCGACATCCTCGCCAAGAACAACGCTGCGCAGCCCCGAAGCGCGAAGGTCAAGGTGTCCCTCGACGCCGAGGTCTCGGCGCAGCGGGAGAAGCTCGAGGCAGACCTCGAGAAGGCGAAGACCAAGAAGGCCGACCAGCGCGTCGGACAAGCGGATCCCGTCGCGGCCGTGCAGGCGCAGATGGACGAGCTGCTCGAGCGCGCCAAGGGGCAGGTCCTCACTCTAAAGGTGACGAAGCTGTCCGGTCTCGAGTGGGTCGAGCTGTCCGACCGTTATCCGGCGCGGCCTGGCGTGGCCCTCGACCGCAACACCGACTACGACGTCACCGCGACCTGCCTCGCGGCCGCGCGACGCAACGTCGTCCTCGTCGATGACGACGGCACCGAGCTCCCGTTCGTGCACACCGCCCCGCGACCCGCTACCGACACGGACCCCGGCGCCCCCGGCATCGACGAGTTCGGCGACCTGCTCGCCGCGCTCAGCGGCTGGGACGTCGGCAACATCGTGACCGCCGTCTTCACTCTCAACGTCATGCAGTCCGCGACCCGGCTGACCGTCCTGGGAAAAGAGTCCGCGGCAGCGAACGCCTGAGAGCAGAGCTGAGGGTCGCCCGTTCGCTGGGCGTCCCGTACTCCCGCATGCAGGAGGAGTTCACGGACGACGACGTCGACCTCATGATCGCGCTGGAGCAGTACGAGGCCAACATCGGCCCCTACGGCGTCCCGCTCGACGAGGCCATGTCCGACGCCGCGGATCCCCTCGGCGACGGCACCCTCCGCTTCGTCCCCCGCCCCGCCATCAACTGGGCGGTCAAGGCTGTCGAGGACCACGCCGCGCAGCAGGCGAAGGAACACCCCACCGAGAACGCCCACGGGCGCGTCTACAGCATCGACACCAAGCGGTTCCGGGCACCCGGCACCGACTAGGGGCGGGCTGGGCGCGCCCGTTCGTGTTCCTACCCGAAGGAGCGCGCTGTGGCGGACAGATCCGTATTCGTCACCATCGGCGCGAAGGTCGACGGGTACATCGCTGGGCTCAAGAAGGCCCAGGAGCAGACGACCCAGTTCTCGAACAAGCTGGCCGTTCACGTCCAGAAGAACGAGCAGGCCTTCACCGCGGCCGGAACCGGGCTCCTTGCCCTCGGTGGCATCGGGGTCCTCGCGGCTGGTGCGGCGATCGCGAAGTACGCCGAGTTCGACAAGGCCATGTCCGAGGTGCAGGCCGCCACCCACTCCGCGGCCGAGGAGCAGAACGTCCTCCGGCAGGCAGCCCTCGAGGCTGGGGCGAGCACCCAGTACTCCGCGACCGAAGCGGCCGGCGCCATCGAGGAGCTCGCCAAGGCGGGCGTCTCCACCGCCGACATCCTCAGCGGTGGGCTTGCGGGTGCCCTGGACCTCGCGGCGGCTGGTGGCCTCGGTGTGGCTGAGGCTGCGGGCATCGCGTCCACGGCCCTGACCCAGTTCAGCCTCGCCGGGTCTGACATCCCCCACGTCGCGGACCTCCTGTCCGCCGGTGCGGGCAAGGCCATGGGCTCCGTACAGGACCTCTCCGGGGCCCTCAACCAGGCTGGCCTCGTCTCCTCCCAGACCGGCCTCACCATCGAGGAGACCACCGCTGGCCTCTCGGCGTTCGCGTCCGCAGGCCTCCTCGGCTCCGACGCCGGCACCAGCTTCAAGTCCATGCTCCAGCGGCTCACCCCGCAGTCCGCCGAGGCGCAGGCGGCCATGGACAAGCTCGGCATCTCGGCGTACGACAGCCAAGGCAACTTCATCGGCCTGTCCGAGTTCGCGGGCAACCTGCAGACCTCCCTCGCCGACCTCAGCGTCGAGCAGCGCAACAGCGCCCTGGCGACGATCTTCGGCTCCGACGCTGTCCGTGCCGCGTCCGTCCTGTACTCCGAGGGCGCCGAGGGCATCGCGGACTGGGAGGGGAAGGTCAACGACAGCGGGTACGCGGCCGAGACCGCCCGCATCCGCATGGACAACCTCGCCGGGGACGTCGAGAAGCTCGGCGGGGCCTTCGAGACGACTTTCATCCGGGCTGGGTCCGGCAGCAACGACGCCATCCGTGGTCTCGTGCAGACCGCCACCGGCCTGGTCGACATCGTCGGCAACATGCCCGAGCCGCTCCTCTCCGCCGGCGTCGGCATCCTCGGCGTCGGCGGTGCCATCGCCCTGGCTGCAGGTGCCGCCTTCGTGGGTGCCCCGAAGGTGCTGGCGTTCAAGGTCGCCATGCAGGAGACCGGCATCAAGGGCAAGACCGCCGCGCTCGGTGTCGGAGCCTTTGGTGGGGCCGTCGGCATCGCTGTGTTCGTGATCGGTGGTCTCGTCGGGGCCGCTGCGGACGCAGCAGCTCAGGTTTCCGAGCTCGCGGGCACCTTCGACGAGAGCACCGGCGCCGTCACCGAGCTGACCCGCGCCACGATCGCCAAGCGCCTCGCGGACAACGGCATGTTCGAGGAGGCCAAGAAGGCCGGCGTCAGCCAGCGCGAGCTGACCGACGCGGTCGTCGACGGCGGCAAGAAGCTCGACGACGTGCAGGCCAAGATCAAGGCCTACGGCGAGACCGGCGAGGGCTCCTACTCCGACCAGGCCGCGGCCGCGACCAACCTGACCAACTCCATCGAGAAGCAGGCCGGCCAGCTCGACGACGCCAAGGAGAAGAACGACAACCTCGCCGCGGCGACCGACAGCAACACCGAGTCGACCCAGACCGCGGCCGAGGCGTACCTCGCCGCGGCTGACGAAGCCGCTGGGCTTGTCGACCAGGTCAAGCAGCTGATCGACGCGACGAACGAGGCGAACGGGGTTGGCCAGGACGCTGTCACCGCGAACGCCTCCTACCAGCAGGCCCTCGCTGAGGTCGCCGACACCATCGCGAAGGCGAAGGCCGGCACCGACGGGTACTCGACGTCCCTCGATGAGACCACGGCTGCGGGATCCGCGAACGCGGACATGCTCTCCGGCCTCGCCGGGGACTCGCAGAAGGCCGCAGCGGCTCAGTACGAGCTCGACCTGAAGACGATGTCCGCGAAGGACGCCACGGACAAGTACCGGGGAGCCCTCGAGTCCGGCCGGAAGACCCTGTACGAGAACGCGCTCGCCCTGACGGGGAACGCGCAGCAGGCGCAGGCCTTCACGGACAAGGTGTACGGGATCCCGTCGTCGAAGTCGTTCGACCTGCTGGCGAACACGTCAGCCGCCACCAACCAGGTCGACACGTTCATCCGCTCCTACAACGGGCGGACGATCACCCTCGCCATCCGCGCGTCCGGTGCGGCCACCGGCCCTGCGTACGCGCAGCGCCAGGAAGCCGACGGAGGGGTCCTCGACTTCTACGCCAACGGTGGCCTCCGCGAGAACCACGTCGCGCAGATCGCGAAGGCCGGCACCTGGCGGGTGTGGGCGGAGGACGAGACCGGGGGAGAGGCGTACATCCCTCTCGCTCCGTCGAAGCGGGCCCGGTCGCTGGAGATCTACAAGGAGACCGGCCGGCGCCTCGGCGTCGAGTCCTTCGCCGACGGCGGCGTGTACGCGCCCCGACCCGTGTACGACCGGCCACTGGCGCTCACCATGCCAGCCCCGGTCATGGCAGCACCTCCACGGTTCGAGGTCGTCATCGGTGCGAAGGGCGGCGTGAACCTCCTCGAGTACGTCGACATCCAGATCCGCAAGAAGGACGAGGCCGCCGAGCTCGCCGGACGCATGGGTATCCGGTAGCACCCAACCAGCAAGGAGCTCGCATGCCTGAGTCGCTCACCCCCGTTGCTGGGCAGGCCGGCTTCTTCTACCCGTCCGAGGAGATGGTCGACCTCGGCGGCGGCTTCTACTCCACCGGTGACCTCGTCGAGACGGCGCCCGGGTCCGGCTTCTACCGGTCCCGGGCGCTCGCCCCCGACGTGCCCGCCATCCGCGTCTTCATCGACGACGCACCCTGCCCCCGCGCGGAGATCCTGATCGAGGAGTTCCCCGCGGCCACGGTGCGCCTCACCCTGTTCCGTGCCGCCGGCGGACGCCTCCACCCCGTCCCCGGTGCGCTCAACACCCTCGTCGGGGGCAGCTGGGCCCACATTGACTACGAGATCCCCTTCGGGACCGCCGTCACCTACCGGGCGCAGCTGTTCGACGAGGACGGCCGCAGCATCGGCTACACCCCCGCCTCCGCCCCCGTGACCGTCGACGAGCAGCGCACCTGGATCCAGAACCCCCTCGACCCCGCCGGTGCCGTCACCATGGCGTTCCGCGGCAACGCACTGCGCGACCTCAGCCGCCCCACCGACGGGGAGATCATCTACCCCCTCGGTCGCCGCGTCGGACTCGTCGTCGCCGGCCAGCGCCGTGGCCTGACCGACATCACCCTCGACGTCATCTCGGACACCCTCGAGCAGGCGCAGCGCTTCTCGATCCTCACCGGCACTTACGACGAGGGCACCACCACTGTCCCTGTCCTCTGCGTCCGAGCCGGGTCCCGCGACCGCGTCCGCATTCCACGGCTGCTGTACGCGTCCGCGCTCAACATCCACGAGGTGGACTTCGACTACAACCTCGGCGGCAACAAGATCGCGTTCGCGTGGTCCGGCGACGAGGTCTCCCGTCCTACGTCAGCACTCATCGCCCCCACCCTCACCAACGCCGACCTCCGCCGCGCCTACCCGACCAACGCCGCCATGGCCGCCGACAACCTCACCAACCTCGCCCTCAGCCGCCGCTACGACCTCTCCGGTCGCGCAGCATGAGGCCCATCAGCGAGAACCTCCGCGAAGCGCTCACGAGCTCCTTCTCGCAGCGGCTCATCGTCGACGCGTTCTACGGCAGCACCCGCACCCAGAAGGACATCCAGAACGAGGGGTACGCCTTCACGTGGGACGCCGAGGCCGAGGTGTCCAGCGGCGGATCCGTCGAGGTCGTCCACACCGACCCCGAGGGTCGCAGCTTCTCCCCGTCGCGCCTCACCGATGTTCTCGCGCCGTTCGGGCAGGAGCTCAACACGCTCCTCGAGTTCAGCATCGGCGACTTCCGCGAGACCATCCAGCTCGGGCACTTCCGCATCACCGCCATCCCGGATGCGGCCGACACCCACTTCACGCACAACGGCGTCACTGCGGTCGCGTCGTCTCGGGTCAAGGTCACCCTCGAGGACCGCATGGTCAACGTGCGCCGCAACGGCATCAGCTCCGAGCAGAGCCCGAAGTCCCTCGCCTCCACCTGGGCGGAGATCCAACGGCTCTCTGGCATGCAGGTCATCCGCACCGTTCCCGACAAGCCCATCCCTGCGACGGTCATCTACGGAACCCAGAGCGGCGGACGCCTCAAGGCTGTGCAGGACCTCGCGGCCGTTCTCGGCGGTGTGGCGTACGCAACAGCGGACGGAGCCCTTGCTGTCCGCTCCGACGATCCTGGGCCGGTGGCGGCCCGCCTGCGGCTGGGGGAACGCGGCACCATCATCGACGCGCCCGCGAGCATGGAGTCGGAGAGCGTCTACAACCACATCGTCGGCAACTTCGAGACCGCCGACCGGCAACCGTTGTTCGCCGAGACCACGCAGGAAGACGGTGCCCTGTCCGTGCACGGTCCCTACGGCCGGTACACGCGCGAGGTGACGAGCAAGGACTTCCCGTTCGTCTCCACGCCGGCGCAGGCACGTGCGGCCGTCGCCGTCGCGTTGCGGCAGTCGACGTCATCGCAGACGTACCGGGTGCCGGTCACCTGCGTCATCGACCCGTCCGTCGAGGTCGGCGACACGGTCAGCGTCGAGCGACCCACCGGTGGGGACACGACCGGGCGGGTCGTCAAGCAGACCATCAGCAGCTCGCCCCTCATGCAGCTCGAGTTGGAGGTCACCCGTGGCATCTCGTGACCGTCAGATCGACCGTCGCCTCAGCCGGATCCCCACCGGCAGCTCGAAGCTCGGAACGTACGTGGGACGCGACGGGGCCCTCGCGGTCGTGAACCTCGGCGCCAGCACGGTCAGCCTCCGCTACGTCGGCCTGTACCTGCCCCCTCCCGGGCACCCGGTGCAAATTGAGACCCGCGACGGTGTCCCCGTCGTGACCGGTCCCGCCAGCCCCCTGCCGGCGACGGGGAAGATCGTCCGGGCGACGACCCCCCTGGCCCGTGTGGAGGCGTGGTCCGCGGCGGGGCCCATCGTCTACGAGCTCCCGCTGCGTGCCGGCTACACCCCGACCATCGGGGACACGGTGGAGATCACGTGGTCCGCAGATGGCGGCATCGTGCAGGGCGCCACCACCCCCGTAGAGCGACCACCGGCGCCCGCCCGGATCCCCGCGCCGGGGGAGCAGACGTTCCACCTGCCCGCGTTCACCGCCATCTGGTCCGGCAGCGCGACCGACACGTGGGTCAGCGACGACGTCCTCCCCGGGGCAGGCCGAACCGCCGGGTGGGGGTACGGCACGAAGGTCGTCGACACCATCCCCGACACCGCGGAGATCCTGAGCGCGTCCATATACCTGCCCCTCCTGGGCGCCGGCAAGATCGCTCCCCGCTTCCGCCTCCACCCCTTTGGCCAGAAGCCCCGCACCGGCCTTGTGTTCGCCGGCAACAGCTACCCCCTCGCTGCCCTCGACGGGTGGGTACCGCTCCCGCTCGCCGCCGTGGACTTCCTCAAGGCGAACGTCGGCGGGCTCGGCCTCGACGTCAGCAACGACGTTGCGTACCGCGGCCTGCAGCGGGACCAGTACAGCGGCGCGCTCGACATCACCTTCTCCGCCTGACCCCGACAAGGAGCACCCCATGACCTCGAACGGCAAGGGCAACAAGCAGCAGCCACGGTTCAGCACGAACGACAAGCCGGACCCGGGGGTTAACGAGGACGAGGTCTCCCAGTACGCGGCCCTCGTCGGCAACCGCATCGTCGGCAGCAAGGCCGAGCGGGAGAAGTACGGCACCAACGGGCTCGCCTGGGCTGGCCTCGAGTGGCGCGACACCACCGACGGGTTCACGTACGAGTGGAACGGTGCATGGCAGCGCGTGTTCCGCGCCCGCCCGGGCCTGATCTTCAAGGCCGGCCTGCACACCATCGTCACCAACGGATTCGGCGACTTCTCCATCGACTTCGACGACGGCCAGTTCCCCAGCGGCGTCCTCGCCGCCGGCGCCAACGACGCCGACCTCGACCGCGAAGGCATCATCGGCCTCTACACGATGCGGTACATGCCGGAGTACTCCTCCGCCACCCGCGTCGCGTTCCGCGTCCACGCCCCCTCCGGCGCCTTCATCCCGAGCTTCAAGACCCGCGTCGCGTGGTGGGCGGTCGGCAACTGATGGCCAACGGCGTCGCGTCGACCCTCGACCTGGTCGAGGTCCCGAAGATGTCCGCAGGTGAACCGACCCGGCTCATGCGTCGGGAAGCCGCCCGGCAGATGGGTGCACTCCGGCGTGAGTTCGCCAAGGAGTTCGGGAGCCCGCCCTATCTCGCCGAGACGTTCCGGTCCCTCGCCACCCAGCAGGACTACTACCGGACGTTCCCGAAGGGTTCAGCCGCCTTCCCCGGCACGTCGTTCCACGGCACGGGCGATGCCGCCGACATGTGGACCGGCATCGACAAGTACGGGACGCCGCAGCACCAGTGGATGCAGCGGAACGCACCCGCGTACGGCTTCACGAACACGCAGGGCAAGGCCACCCGGTCGTCCCGCTACCCGAACGGCGAGGCCCACCACTGGGTGTACGTCGGCCGCCCGGCCATCGTCGCCGGCCTGAACACGGAGGAGATCGACATGGGACTGTCCAACGAGGACGTCGAGCGGGTCGGGCAGAACCTGCTCAACATCGAGCGGGAGAACCCGGCCAACGGCAGGCTCACGAAGATCGGCGACCTGATCCGGTACGGCGAGTACGCCGGCATCGCGAGGCGCGACGAGATCATGGCGCGTCTCGCCCAGATCGTCGAGTGGATGGACAACAACTTGCGCGCCCTCGGCGTCGCCCGGGACGCCGACCAAGACGCCCTCCTCGAAGCGGTCCGGGCGATCAGCCCCGGGGACACGACCGTGCTCGCGGACCTGTCGCCGGTCATCGCCGCGATCGAGAAGCTGCAGTCCACCCTCCCGGAAGCCACCCGCGAAGCCCTGGCCGCCGCGTTGGCACGGCCCTCCGCATGAGCGACCGCGTGACGGCCCGCGTCGTCCGCGGCTTCGCTGCGCTGTTCAACCTCATCGCTGAGCCGCGCGTCACCCGCGTCATCCAGTTCGTGATCTACGTCCTCATGACCGTCGCTGGCGCCCGCGTGCTGCTCGCGCCGCCGCTGTCGTTCGAGGGTGTCCTCGGGACGTTCTTCGTGTACGTCTTCGGCGGGTTCGTCCTCGTCGGCGGGCTCCTCGGCGGCGTCGCGGTCCTCCCCGGCATCTGGTGGCTCGAACGCAGTGGACTGATCGCCCTCTTCACGGGGCTCGTGATCTACGCCATCGTGACCATCTCCCTCGGCTCGAGCATCGTCGGCACCGTCGTGTGCCTCGCGTTCGCGCTCACCTTCGTCCAGCGGTGGAGGGACATCCGAGGGTCAGCCCTCGCACCGAAGGGACGGTGATCGCGTGAGCAACGACCTCCTCCTCGCCATCCTCAGCACCCTCGGCATCGGCGGTGTCCTCGCCACCCTCGTGAAAGGCCTCATCTCATGGATCAGCGGGTCCGCCGGGCGGGAGCGGCAGCGCAACACCGACCTCGAGTCGCAGCGCGCAGCCGCGGTCCTCGAGCGCGACCACGAGCGCAAGCGCGCCGACGCCGAGCGCACGAAGACCAGCGCCGCCCTCGGACTCAAGAGGAAGACGCAGGAGTACGCGTCGCAGCTCCGCCGGCAGCTGTTCGAGGCCGGCATCACACCTCTCCCGTGGCCCGTCGAGCTCGTCGACGACCCCGCCACGCCCACCCCCGAAGGGAACACCGCATGATCCAGTTCGACCTCAACGTGGCGCAGATCCTCAACCTGCTCGTCGCGATCGTCCTCCCCGTCCTCGTCGGCCTCGTCACCACCAGGGTCGTGACGCCCGGCACGAAGGCGCTGCTCCTCGCCGCGCTGTCGCTCCTGTCCGGCCTCGCCGCCGAGCTCCTCGCGGCCATCAACGCCGGCGTCCCGTACGACCTCAGCCAGGGCCTCGTGTCTGGCGTGGGGACGTTCATCATCGCCGTCGCCCTGCATTACGGCCTCTGGAAGCCGACCGGCACCGCATCGGCCGTGCAGGCCGTCGGCGCGAAGCACGTCGAGCGATGACCCCCGACGACCACTCGCAGCCGCACCCCACGGAGCAGGTCGGCCAGTACGCCTGCCCCATCGATCCCGCCGAACGCGAGCTCTGCGACTCCTGCCAGTAGCAGTACCCCACCCGGGCCCCTGACAAACGTCAGGGGCCCTTCGCATGCCACCACCAGGAGGACCACATGGCCGGAGAGATCATCCCGGGCGTCAACCCGAAGACGTACGTGCCGCCGGCCCTCGTGGTCGAAGCACTCCGCGCGCAGATGGGTACCAGCTTCACCACCCCCGCGCAGGTCGGGACCGCCATCGCCGCAGCACTGCAGGGCGGCGGCCTGCCCGGGGGCCCGGGGACCGCGCCCACCGCTGTCCGCAACGCGATCGCGAAGCTCGACGACAAGGACCCCGCCAAGTGGGTCCTCGCGATCGCTGCGGACAGCACCGCGGACGAGGCCGACGAGTGGCCCGGCGGCGTCAAGCAGGCCTTCGCCGACCTGTGGCCCGAGCGGGCCGTCGCCGAGCGCCGCTTCAACAAGGCCACCGACGAGTACGTCACCCAGGTCACGTGGCAGAACGGCACCGGCAGCCCCGGCACCGTGGTCATCGCACCGCCCTCCAACGAGGACACGGTCACGATCACCAACAAGGTCGTCTTCTCCGACGACTTCCGCCGCACCAGCACCGACGTCGTCGGGTCCAGCCCCCAGACCGGCGGCACCTGGCAGGGCCCCACCGGCCAGCACCGCGTCACCATGCCCACCACCACCGAGGGTGTCGTCGAAGGCCTCACCGGCCGCACCGACATCAACCAGCGCATCTACGCCGCCGCCGCCACCCACCCGACCGGGGCGGACGGCATCTGGTCCACCCTCATCCGCCTCACCACCAAGAGCGACGGCAGCCGCACCGACTTCTACGGGCCCCTCGTCTCCACCACCGGCAGCGGCGTCTACCTCCGCCTCGCATACGGCATCAAGCAGGCCACCCACTTGCTCGAGCTCGTCGGCCGAGTCGGGTCCGCCGAGCGTGTCCTCGCCACGTTCCCCGCCGGCACCCTCACCGAGGACAAGGCAGACCAGATCCTCGAAGCACGCATCGAGATCCAGGGCACAGCGAAGGTCACCGCGAAGCTCGGCACGCAGGAGATCAGCGGCACCGTCACGCAGCAGGAGCTCGACGCGTGGGCCGGCTGGGACCGGGTGCAGTTCGCGTCCACGGATCCCCGCTTCCGCCTCGACTACGTCGTCGCGGTCGCGTCCACCATCAAGACCACCCCCGCTCAGACCGGCACCCCCACGGACGTCGTGCCGGGCGTTGGGCTGCAGGCCGCCGTGTACAACGGCGCCATCGCCGGGTCGATCATCTCCGCCCAGCTCGAGCGGATCGCGAAGCTCTACCCGGTCAAGCCCGACCTGCTGCTCATCGGCCACGGGCTGAACTACACCACCACCACCCCGGCGGACTTCTTGGCCGCCATCCAGGACTTCGTCGACGCGTTCCTCACGAAGTGGCCCGGCACCGCCATCGGGATCCTCACCCAGAACCCCCGCTACCAGGTCGACGGCGTCCCCACCGACCGGGTCCCCGCGCACAAGGCCCGCCAGGACGCGATCGCCGCTTACGCCGCCGCCAAGGGGTGGCTGTACATCGACACGTTCTCCGCGTTCATGGCCCTCCCCGGTGGCGGCAAGTCGTACGTCGACGCCGACGGTGTCCACCCGAACGCCGAGGGGCGCGCCCTCCAGCGCGGCCTCGTCACCGCTGCCATCACGGCCGCCAGCACACGCGGGACCGGCACCCGCCCCATCTCGCTGCAGCTCGAGCGGGTCCCCAACTACCCGCACCGCCTGCGGATCAAGCGCTAGGAGCCCCCATGGTCTACGCCACCCCGATGACCCCGCACAACACGATGCTCAACTGGCGGCGCGACCAGATCGGCCGCCGCCACGAGAAGGCGTTCGTGTCCGGCTGGCTCGGCACCTCCATCAGCCAGTACGGCGCCATCCCCGACGCCGACCGGGACTCCCGCCTCGGCCAGCTCCGCGAGCTCCACGAGGCGAAGTACCCCACGAACGACTCCCGCGTCCCCGGCGGCGTCATCAAGCACGGCCACGTCACCCGCCTCGGCACGTTCATCTACGGGCAGCCCGTCCCCGCACTCATGGCCTGGGGCGGCGACACCGGCGGCCGCGCCTGGTACGGGCGCGGCGGCCAGGGCACCTACCAGTCCCAGCTCCAGTACCGCGACCGGCAGGTCACCGGCGTCACGTCCGTCTACTTCCTCAACTACACGGTCAAGGACACCGACGCGTACGAGTGGTACATCGAGACCCGCGACGCCGACGGCAACGCGACCGGCAAGACCCCCGTCGGTTCCTTCGCCGGCACGGCCGGCAGCGCGAAGAAGTGGCGCAAGCACTGGTTCCGCAACCTCGACCCCGCCAAGACGTACTGGCTCGTCGTCAAGTGGATCAAGGGCTACAACCAGGTCTTCGACGGCGGCGACGAGCTCACCGGCACCGAGGCACACGGGTTCCGGTTCATCAACATGCACAAGTCCGGTTCCGCAGCCCGGCACTTCGCCGGCGCCGGCGAGATCAACGGCATCGGGATCCCGTTCCTCAACCTCGGCTTCATGGCCGACGACGAGGTGTCCAGCCTCGACGAGCTCGTCATCACCATGGGCACCAACGAGCCCGGCTCCTCCACCTTCGTCGACGACCTCCTCACGATCATCGACTGGGTGCGGAAGATCAACGCCCGCACCCGTGTGTGGCTCGCCCTCGAGGGGCAGCCGTCCAGCACGTCCGCGGCCGTGTGGCTCGCCATGCTCGCCGACCACTTCACCGTCGCCTCCAAGCGGGAGAACGTCGGCGTCATCCCCAGCACGGACCTGTACACGAAGGGCGGTATCCCCGCGTGGCAAGCGGGCGGGTACGGCAAGGAGTACATGTACGGGCCGCTCCACCCGAACCGGGACGGCTACGCCAAGTACGCAGCCGTCGACTTCAACAACCTCACCGGGTCCTCGGTCCCCATCGAGGACGAGGACGACGAGGACACCGGCGGGCCCGGCGACACCAACGGGCCGACCATCGAGATCGTCAAGCCCGCCGACGGGTACGTCGTGCCCTACGGCCAGGCCACCGACTTCGTGTTCAAGGTCACCGACCCCTCCGGGATCGGCGCCTCCCGCGGCGTGTTCGCGCAGCCCTCGGGTCTGCCCATCGGCACGGGAACACCGAACCAGCTCACCGACCTCGGCACCGAGTACTACGGGCACCTCGGCGTCCCGTACGCCGCGCTCGCGGAGCTCGGCTCGACGGTCCGTTGGACCGCCGCGTTCCGTGACGCCACTTCCCAGAACGACGGGAAGGGCAACCGGTCCGAGACCCTGCCGCGGACCTTCACGGTCACGCCGGCACCGTCCGGCACCACGCCGACGCCGAACCCGACGTACACCGGGTTCACGCTGCTGCCCGGCACCGAGTTCGGCGCCAACGAGACGGCGAGAGTCATCGACATCACCCTCGACCACCCGCTCGGCATCGCCTCCGCGTCGCTGTACGCCTACGGATCCGGGCAGGCGCTCCTCATCGGTGCCCTCGCCCAGGTCGGCACGAGCAAGGTGTGGCGCATCACCGTCGACCTCGCGCAGCTGAAGTCCTCCACCCGTGCGGCCGTCGTGTTCTCCGCGAACAAGGCACCGAACGACACCAGCGCCAAGACGGCCACCACCACCGAATCCGGGTTCACGTTCGCCAACCAGACCCGCGACCTCACCGCCCCCCTCGGCAGCATCACCAGCCCGGTGTCCGGCACCATCCTCACCGCCGAGATCATCGACTGGCGCGTCACCGTCACCGACGCGGACTCCGGCGCCACCGGCGCCCGCGTCCTCGTCGACATCGACACGGAGGTGCTCGAGCTTAAGCGGATCAGCGGCGACTCGAAGAACGGCGTGTGGGCTGCCTCCATCCCGCTGGCCGACCTGCAGACCATCGCGCCCGACGGTGAGGGCCTGAGGGTCCAGCTGTTCGATGCCGCCGGGAACGTCGGCGAGACCAGCCGCATCGCCATCGCGTACCCGACGCAAGGCAGCCCCGACGACTTCATCCCGGAACTCGACGCGGATGACCTGCTTCCGGCTGAGCCGGCCGTGCGCGAAGCGTGGGATCGCCGCTTCGGTAGTGACCCCAATCCGGTGCTGGGCGTCACCTACACCGCGACAGGAGCGGTGGCCACTGTCACCGAGGCGGGCGTCACGACCGCGTTCACCTACAACGCAGACGGCACCGTGCACACGCAGACCGTGGGCGGCGTCACCCGCACCTTCCAGTACGACACCAATGGCCGAGTCACAGGAGCGATCTGATGGATGTAGTCACCCTCGGCATGGCGGAGGCGTCCGCCGCTAAGAAGTACGCCTCCAAGAAGGCCGTGACCGGCGGGCTCATCTCGAACCGGCTCGCGCCGCTTGGACGAGACCCGCAGCCTGAGCCGATGGCCGCCCCGCCGGCCATCTCGTGGAGTGCCGCGCCGTCCTCGGGCCTCGGGCACCAGACGGTGCCGCTGAGCCCCGAGGTGACACTCCTCGGCGCGCGCGGCACCTGGAACACCAGCTTCAACTACCTCGATGTCGGCGCCCAGTACACGGGCCTCGACCTCTTCACGGATGGGGACACGTTCGAGGTCGGCGGCATCGAGCAGGTCGCCAACGGGTCGCGGCTGTGGTTCTGGATCGACGGGGTCCCGGCCACCGCGGCGCCCCTCGCGCCCGGCATCACCACCGCGGCCGGCGGCAACTTCTACGCCAAGCTGACGTTCCCGTCGGCGAAGCGTCGCCGCATCACCCTGTACGTCTCCGACATGAAGGCGTGGCAGGCCATCGCGGTCCCGGTGTCCGCGACCCTCACCGCTGCGCCGCCCATGATCAACGTCGCCTTCGTCGCTGACTCGTTCTTCGCTGGCAGCGGCCCGTCGCCCATGCTGCAGGCCATGGCCGTCACCCTCGGGCGGATACTCGGCGTCAACGTGATCAACGCGTCCACAGGAGGTACGGGCTACCTCGCGGGGGCGCAGACGTTCGGATCCGCCGCCCGTATCGCACGGGTGGCGCAGGCCTCGAACCTCGCGGCGATCGTGTTCCTCGGGTCGGTCAACGACGGCACCATCACGGGCCTGAACGCTGCGGCCGCGGCGACCTACGCCGCGTACGCGGCCGCCTTCCCCGGCGTGCCGCAGATCGTGTTCGGCCCGCAGCCATCCAGCCACGACGGCACGATCCTCGCGACGCGGGCGCAGGCTGTGGACGCCATCCGGCAGGCGGCCCTCGCCGCCCCGTCGGTCGTTGCGTTCCGTGACATGATCGGGTTCGTCGACGCGACGGTCCCGCCCGCTTGGGCCTCGGGAACCACGTATGCCGAGGGAGCCCGGGTCACCTACAAGGGGTCGATCTACTCGCTGCGCAACGGCGGTGGGACGTCCGCGGGCGCGACCCCCGGCACGACGCGGCGATGGTCGCTCGAGACGTACATGTACACCGGCACGGGGAAGGTCGGCTCGACGGTCGGCGACGGCACCCGCGACCTCGTCCTGTCCGACGACGCGCTCCACCCGTCCATCGCGGGATCGAACGCGCTGTCGATTCGCATCGAGGGGGAGCTGCGGGCGATCTTCGCGCAGCTCGCGCTCGCGGTCTAGCTCGCCAGGGCCTCGTCGATCAGCGGTCGGATCCGCTGCAGGAGCTCGGCGTGACCGAGGTCCGTGGGGTGCACGCCGTCCGCGCCGATGAGCCCGTCCCCTGCCGCGAGCCACCGTTCGTCGAGGGCGTCCACGAACCGGACCGATGCGGCTTCCGCGGCGTCACGCAGCGCATCGCGCCCCTCGCGGACGGATGCCGGAGGGTTGGTGTTCACCCATGCGGGCGCGATGACGATCACGTCGGCGTCCGCAGCGCGTGAGCGGACGTTCGCTAGGGCAGTCGTCGCGGCGGCGTTCACCGCGTCGTACCCCTGGGAGTCGTTCCGGGACCCGAAGAGGACCACCACATCCGCGTCGGGACGGACCTGCTCGCTCTGCACCACGAAGTTGTCGTCGCCGGTCACGTACCCGTTGCTGCCGACGGCGAGGCTCTGAGCGGTCGCGTTAAGGTCCGCGTTCAGGAGCGCCGTCCAGGTCTTCCCCTCGGTGTTCATCGTCGACCCCGTCGTGTACGAGTCGCCGATGTACGCGAGCACGGGCGGCTCGGCCGCTGCCTCCGTCTGTGCGGCAGCGGGCAGGGTCGGCACGGAGCCGGCGTTCGCGGGGGCGTCGCCCGTCTCGCTCAGTGCGAAGCCCGATAGGGCGACCACCAGGCCAGCCACAACGACGACCCCGCCGATGCCCCACGCGCGACTGATACCCCGACCCCTGCGATTCCCCATGCGTTGAATCGTAGGCGACCAGTACGACCCCACTGCCCCCTGGGCGTCCCCACACCGGGGGCGCCTGGGGGGCTATTCGTCGTTCCCGGACCAGTCCTCGTCGATGCCCGGCGGCCACGAGCCCGTACGCCAGGGCCGCCACGTCGACTCCGGCAGCGCGTCCCGGTGGTCGACCCACCACTCGAACGCCTCCTCGGCGAAGGAGAACGGCCCGAACGTCCCGCCAGCGTTCACGTCAAGGATCCACCCCTCCGCCTGCAGTGTCATAGTCGCGATGTACCTCTTCGACCGGAGCGGCTGCGAGTCGTCACGGATGGACGCGGTGCCCCGGGTCGCCATGTACAGCTGTGGGCCGGCAGGCGGGGCCTCATCCACGGCCAGCCCCAACGCGCCCGGCCGCACCTTGTTCGTCATCCCGGCACCGTACGAACCGGCACCGACACCCGGACATGGTCAGGAGTCGATGCGGCGGAAGAGCACATCCATCGGCATGAGCAAGCTGCCGGCCCGGTTTATGGTCACGACCTCCCACCCTTCGGCGGCGACGGCGTTGACCTGCTCGTTGAACGCCTCCGTGTACGCGTTCTTCTTCACGGTGCCCGTCGCGGGCAGCTGCTCCAACCGGTACTCGGGCAT